AGTAATTGTTAATGAAGCTACATTAAAAGAAGTTTCACACGTTACATTTCCTGCTTTTGGAAAGCACGCACAAATAACCGAAGTAGCTGCAAGCGCAGAACCTTCACAACCAACAGAAAGTGAGGCAACTATCGTGTCAAACGAAGTTACCCCAGGAATAGTAGAAGAAGTAGCAAAGGCTGTAGAAGCCCCAGCTGTAGAAGCTGCAGAACGCAACGTTCGCCCAGCAATCTTTACAGCACCAAGAAGCCCAATTGTTTCAAAGGGTTCATATTTGGAACACTCATTAAGAGCAGCACTTGGCAACGAAGAAAGCCGTCAATATGTAATGGCAGCTGACACCACAACCAATAACGCTGGTTTTATTCCAACACCACAAGCAACCGAAGTTATTAACGGAATTGCAAACGCTGATCGTGGTTTAATTGACGCAATCTCAAAAGGAACATTACCAAATTCAGGTATGACTTTTGAAATTCCTAAAATTACAACAGCCCCAACAGTTGCACAAGCAGACGAAGCAACAGCTTTATCCGAAACAGATACAGCAGCTTCATTCGTTTCAGTAGCAGTTAAAAAATTTGGTGGACAACAAACATTCTCAGTAGAATTGTTAGATCGTTCTTCACCAGTATTCTTTGACGAACTTGTACGCCAAATGGAATTTGCTTATGCAAAAGCCACAGATTCATATGTTGCTACACAACTAGGAAACTCTTGCGCATTAGCAACAGCAACCCAAGATAATACTGCAGCTGGTTTACTTGGTTACGTTTCTGCAGGCGCAGCTACAGTTTATTCAGGTTCACTTGGATTTGCTCGCAGCTTAATTGTTAATAGCACCCAATGGGGTAACATTATGGGTTACAACGACAATGGTCGCCCAATCTATACAGCTTCAAACCCAATGAACGCGGGTGGCGCAGTTTCACCAGCTTCATTACGTGGAAACGTTGCAGGACTAGATATGTACGTATCTCGTTCTCTAGACGGATTTACAACTGGTGATCAGTCAATGATTATCGTAAATCCTGATTCATTTACTTGGTACGAATCACCAAGATTGTCTCTACGCACTAACGTAATTAACACAGGTCAAATTGACGTGAATTATTACGGATACGGCGCACTAGCAGTTAAAGTCGCTGGTGGCGGAGTTTGGTTTAACAAGAACTAATAAACCATTAAACGTGTGGGTGGTTCGCCCCTGTGCCACCCACACCCTTAAAGAGAGGAATAAGAAATGCCAGTATTAGTAACAGCTAGTGAACTTAGAGCTGTACTTGGTGTTCCAGTTGCTCTTTATTCAGACGCACAACTTGATTCAATTATTGAAACAGCAGAAGACGCTATAGGCGATTTTCTTGTACAACATAAAGTAGCAATTGAAGCACAACGCTCAGAAAGCACCACATTAACAACTTTATATGCAACACAACCCCACAAATTTTATGTAGGACAAACAGTTACAATTTCAGGTGTTACAGGTCATAACGGATCTAAAGTAGTAGCAGAAATTGTAGATATTTATACTTTTAAGATTACAACTACAGGTGCAACAGTTCACGACGATTTACGTTTTCAAATTCCTAACGGCACAGCTTCAGTAAATGGTCTTGCACAATACAACGGCGTAGACGCTGTAGAAGAAGCCGTCCTACAAATATCAACCGACGTATTCCAATCAAGACTTTCAATATCAGGAACTTCACAAGCTTTAGACTTTACCCCAGCACCATACAGAATGGGCAGAACCCTTCTTTACAAAGTAACAGGTTTAATAAGTAAATATATTGACTCTAATAGTCAAGTAGGTTAATTATGGCTCTCAGTACTTTACGTGCAAGCCTTAAAAGCGCAATAACAGATAACACAAAATACTCTGCCTACGATCACGTACCAGAAATTATTATCCCGCCTTGTGCTCTTATCTTGGCTTCTGATCCATATTTAGAACCTATTGTAATTGGAAATACTAAGAATTGGTACGTGCGTCTAACATTAGAAGTTGTTAGTACAACGTATTCAAACCCAAGCGCGCTAACAAACTTGGAAGATGATATAGAAACAATCTTGGCACTCATACCGACAAATTGGGTTATACTGTCAGTATCTAGTCCAAGAATTAGACAAACAAATAACACAGACTTATTGTGTTCTGAAATACAACTACAAACAGCCTACACAGGCTAAGGAAGGTACTAAAATGGCAACAACGATTTTAAGTGGTCGTCAATTAACTTTGAGTGTTAATGGAAATAGCTACTCAGAGCAAATTACTTCTTCTGCTATCAACTTTGATACAGAAAGATTAACTTTTGACACCCTTGCAGGCAAAGCCTACAAATACATAGACTCAAACGTTACACTTGACATTGAGTTTTTGAACGACGCAGGTGCAACACCAAACAGCTTGTACAAAGTATTATGGGACGGCACAGAGTCAGCCCCAGATACTACAATTGCGTTTATTATGACATTAAGAACTGGTGTAACATTAACTGGTTTAGTATTGCCACAATACCCAAGCGTTACAGCTACAGGTGCGGACGTACAAACTTGTTCAGTATCACTACAAGTTGTAGGTATTCCAACCGAAGATCTAACAGCGTAACAACAACAACAAACAGAACAGGGGCACACAAATGCTTAAACTTAAATTAACGTGGGAATTAGAAACAGGTGAGAAGTTTGAAGAATGGACTAGACCAATCGAACTTTCACTTGCAGAAAAAGAATTATATGCAAGTAAGTCAATTGTTAAAATACTTATTGACGAAAGCACACCAAGTAACACACTTCTTTTATTCTTGGCTCACAAGATTCAACAACGCGTCACAAAAAAGGTTGAAAACTTTGAAACTTGGAAAAGTAAAGTTACCGATATTGCAGCTTCTGATTTTGAGACAGCAAATTTTACCAAGCCCGAAGTATCGGGCGAACAGCAGTAGAACTAGCAATAGCAACTGGGATAACACCCGACTATTGGCTCAATGCAGAACCCGATATATGGGCTACAGCGATAGACATATTAAACGAGCAAGCTAATGGCTAAAACAGTACAACTTGTTAAAGTCGATAAAGATTATCGTGGGCTTCTTCGTGCTTTTAGTAAAATGGACGATATTGCTAAAAACGATATGAAACAAATCGCTAGTGCTTTAGCAGAACGTGGCGCTAATTATGCTAAAGGTGCAGCTAGTAACGCACCATACAATGTTAGACAAGCCCAAGCCGTAGCAGACTCAATTAAAATATCTAAATCTGACAAAGCACCAAGTTTTAGTATTGGTGGTAATCGTAAAGTTGGCTCTAGTGCTTTTAGTGCTGGTTATGTGATAATGGGTAATGAATTCGGATCAAAGCAATACAAACAATTCCCTAGACGCTCTGGCAAGGGTGGTAAAGAGGGTTGGTGGTTGTATCGTGCTATGTCAAGATTTCAACCAACAATTGCTCAGGAATGGCTTAAAGGTTATGAAAAAATTAGAGACGCTTGGGTGGCAGGTTTATAATGGCTGACATTAGGACACTTAAACTTGCGCTTCTTGCCGACACTAAAAACTTTATTGACGGACTTGATAAAGCCGATAGAGAAACCAAAACTTTTAGTAACAAATTAGATGACGCTTTACAAAAAGGCGCAGCTGCATTTTTGGCAGTTGGCGCAGCTGCTGGCGCTATGGCTATTAAGATTGGTATTGACGCTGTTAAAGCAGCTGTTGAAGATGAGAAAGCCCAAAAGTCTTTAGCAATAACCCTTAAAAACACAACTAAAGCCACAGACGCTCAAGTTAAAGCCGTTGAAGATTTTATTGACAAAACAGCACGCGCTACAGGTGTAGCAGACGACCAACTACGTCCAAGCCTTGACAGACTTCTTAGATCAACACAAGACATAACCAAAGCACAAAAACTACAAACACTAGCTCTTGATATATCAGCAGGAACAGGCAAAGACCTTGCCACAGTTACAGAAGCATTAGGTAAAGCCTATGACGGCAATCTTGGCGCGTTAAAACGTATCGGTGTACCACTTGACGAAAACATTATTAAAACTAAAGACTTTGACGCAGCTACAAAAGCATTAAGTGAAACATTTGCTGGACAAGCTGACGCAGCTGCTGAAACTTTTGCTGGTCGTATGGCTCGTATTAAAATTGCTATAGATGAAGCCAAAGAACAATTAGGTCAAGCCCTATTACCTTTACTTGAACGATTTGCCAAATTTGCTACAGAACAACTTGCACCAGCTTTGCAAGGACTTGTAGACGGATTAACTAGAAATGGCAGACAAAGTTTAACACGTGCTTTCTATGACGCTGGAACAGGTGCAGTAACTTTTGGTTACGATATGGACAATGTACAAGGTCAAGCATATTTACTTGGCGAAGAGTTAAGAAAAACAACAGATAGACTTGGTGAACTTCTTGACAAAGTAACTGGTGCTTCTGAGGGTCAAGGCTTCCAAAAACTATTAGAACTTATTACAAGTGTTGTTTCTGGTTTACAAAAAGCATTAGACCTTTATAACCAATTGCCTGATTTTGGTAAATTACTAATCAACCCAGTTGGACAACTAGCACCTTTGGCTGGCGCAGCTGGTCAAATACCAAGCACAGTACGAGGTGGTGGCACAACAGTAAATAACTACAACATTAAAGGTGCAATAGACCCACAAGCTACAGCTAGAACAATTACCAAAGTACAAAACACAGCAAACAAAACAACAGGTATAAAACCTTTCAACTTCGGCTTTAGATAAACCTATGACAGTATATACACCAACATATAGGGTAACAATTGCTGGAGTTGTACAAACATCAACAACTTTACAAGACGGCACAATTACTTATGGTCGTAATGATTTCTTTGAGGCAACACAACCAAGTTATTGCAACATAGAATTATTAAACCTTGACGGCACAAGCCCAGTAGTCGAATTACTTGACACAGTACTTATAGAAGTTACTGACTCAACAGGTGCATACATAAAATTATTTACTGGTGAAGTGTCAGGTGTTTATAACAGATTTGAGGGCGCTGGTTTAAGTGGTAAACCTAACACTTTACAAATACAAGCAATTGGTGCGCTTGGTTTACTTGTTAAACGTTACGCTGGTGGTGTTGCTTACCCTGAAGAACTAGACGGCGCACGTATTCAACGTATTTTGGAAGAAACACTATTTGTTGCTTGGGAAGATTTAAGTAACACGCAAACTTGGAACGATTTTACAACTGAAACTTGGGCTAATTATGGTGTACAGGGCATAGACACAATTGACGCAGGACGTTACGAAATGCTTGCCAGAAGCGCACAAGTACAACAAGCCTACGAACTAACAGACATAACCCAACAATCAGGTTTAGGGTATTTGTATGACACAGCAGATTTTGAAATTGGTTACGCAGACGCAGAACGCAGAAGCGAAAATTACACAACCAACTTGATAGAACTTGACGCCAATCTAGTAAACGCAGATATACAAACAAGACTACAAACAGCAGACATTGTTAATAGTGTTGTAATTCAATATGATGACCCAGTTCTTGAAGTTGTAGCACAAAATGATACTTCTATAAACACTTATGGTCTGTTAGAAGAAATTAGATCAACAATACTTGCTGAGACCGCAGACGCCACAGAACAAGCTACAAACTTTGTAAATTACCGAGGAACACCTAAAGCCTCACTTGAAGAAATTACAGTTAATTTAGCTCATTCAGATATGACAAATACTGTTAGAGATAACCTGCTAGGTGTTTCTATGGATACCCTTTTGTATTTGGATAATGTGCCAGTAGGACTTTTACCTGAAGGCTATTTTGAAGGCTTTGTTGAAGGTTGGACTTGGACACTTGGACGTAAAAACCTTGAACTGGCTATGTCTGTTTCTAACTCAATTTACTCAACCCTTGACGTACAATGGGAAGACTACAACTCAGCTATTCAATGGCAGAACCTAGATAATGCTACTCGTTGGCTTGACGTTATTTAAGAAAAGGATAAACTAGAACAATGGCAACTACTACCCCTAATTATGGTTGGGCTGTACCAACTTCAACTGATCTTGTAAAAGACGGCGCTACAGCTATTGAAACCTTAGGTGACGCAATTGACGCGTCTATGAATACAGCCCTTGGTACTAAAAAGGCTGGAATGGTTTTACTGAATACAACTAGTTTTAGTGGAGTAGCCAGTCAAAGTTTTAATGATGTTTTTAGTTCAACTTATGATAACTATGCAATAGTTTTTACAAATACAAATTCTAACAACACTATGTTTAATTTAAGATTTAGAGTTTCAGGCGCAGATAATACTGCTGCCAGTTACGCATATCAGCATTTGACAGTTGACGGCACAGGTGTGACTGGTGCTAGAAGTTTGGCTCAGACCTCAATTAACGTTTACAACCAAAATTCAACAAGTCTTGTAACTGGTGTGATAGATGTTTTTTCTCCAAATTTGGCTGCACAAACTCAATTAAAAATTCGTTCTGCTATGTACGGAAATTCAACTGATGGTGCTTTTTATCACGTTTCAAGTACTGTATTTACTGGATTTTCTGTATACCCAACAACTAATACAATGACTGGAACTGTGAGTGTGTATGGCTACAACAAATAAAATATTTGTAGGAATAGATGACCAAGTTATTGAATTAACTGGCGAAGATAAAGAAGCCTTTATTGCAGATAGACAAGCCACAGCAGATGCACAAGCACTACTTGAAACGGAGTATAAAGCCAAGCAAAAGGCACGCGAAGACGCCATTAAAAAACTTGCCGAAATAGCAGGGCTAACCGAAGAAGAAATAAATGCGATCCTTTAATTACAAACAATTATCACTAGCTGCAATTGCTTTCTTAGCAGCTTGGCAAGCCACAGACTTTGCCCTTGATTACAGAGCTGTATTAGGTGCTGTCGTAGCTGCTTCAATGGGAGCTATGAACCCTAATGC